TAGGCCAACAAAGCTTGCAACAAAGGCTGCGCAGTTTGGGTGTAGAAAAACACCGTGTCGCCGCTCACCTCGATGCGCTGGGCATGGGCCCGCAAGTCGCCTTGCGACAACGCTTGCGTGTCGCCGCCATACACCTCGACCACATCGGGCTCCAGGTGCTGGGCAATCAAATCACGTGGTTTGCCCTCGGCAATCTTGCGGCCATGGTCCACCACCAACAAGCGGTCACACAGGCGCTCGGCCTCGTCCATGAAATGCGTGGTCAGCAAAATCGATTTGCCTTGTTGCAAAAGTTGTTGCAAGCGTTCCCACATCAGGTGCCGCGCTTGCGGGTCCAGGCCGGTGGTCGGTTCGTCCAGCAACAGCAACGACGGGTTGTTGATCAGCGAACGGGCCAAGCTCAGGCGGCGCTTCATGCCGCCAGACAACTCGCCAGGCTTGGCGTTGGCCTTGTGGCTCAAAGCGGCAAATTCAAGCAACGACGGAATGCGGCTTTGGATGTCGGAGCGGCGCATACCGAAATAACGGCCGTAGACCATCAGGTTTTCGGCGCAAGAGAAATCCGGGTCCAAGGTGTCGAATTGGCTCACGACACCTAAGCGTTCTTTGATGGCCAAGGCATCTTGGGGCATGGACAAGCCAAACACATTCACACTGCCGCTGTCGGGCGCGGTCAGCCCCAGACACATGCGGAAGGTGGTGGTTTTGCCCGCGCCGTTGGGGCCGATGACGCCCAGGCATTCGCCGGGCTGCAGTTCAAAAGACAGGTCGTCCACCACCAGGTTGTCGCCAAAGCGCTTGGTCAGGTGGGTGCAACGGAGTTGAGGTTCGTTCATGGGTCGCTCGCTAGAGCCCGCATTGTGCCTTGTTGCATTACAGTGATCGCCATGAGAAGCCTCTTCGCCCTGATGTTGTTGACGCAGACCGCCTGTGGTGTGGTGACCGAGCAAGGCGTGTACGAAGGCATCCGCCAGCAGCAGCAAATCCGCCGCGAGCCCAGCCCACCCGACAACCAGCGCCTGCCCGACTACGACAAGTTCAAGCAAGAGCGGGACAAACTCAAACCCAGCCCCGAGTGAGCCGAGGCGGCAGTGGTATAGTCTGCCTCCCACGGCCCGGTAGCTCAGTTGGTAGAGCAGCGGATTGAAAATCCGCGTGTCGGCAGTTCGATTCTGCCCCAGGCCACCATACACAACCTCCACCTCCTCTCAGGTGGAGGTTTTTTTTCGCCTAAACGCAGGTAAGTCCGCGTAGAGTTTGAGAAAGTTTATGGCTCTTGAGGACTTCACGGGTGATTGCAGTTTCGGCTTATCGGCCAATATCGCGAGCACCCTGGCCACTTTCTCTCGAGATATCGAAACAGAGAAATTGGGCGAAGTCCGCAGGCTGCCGCTTTTTCTCGGGCTTGACGTCTATATAAATCAACAGGTTACGGGTTGTCTGCTGGAGCCTGTTTTGGAACTGCTTTGGCACCCGCCGGGTTTTGCTAACCCAGCGCAGAGAGCAGAAAAAATATGAAAAAGTCACGCACCACTCTCATTCGCGGTGTCAGCCAAGCGCTTTTTCACCTGCCTGAGGTAGGACTCATCCAGCAACTCCAGCATCAACCCAAAAATGCCCTTGGCGCTCAGCCGAACCGTGATGTGCTTTTTGTCCACCACGACTTGTTCCACCAGCTGGCGAAGCAGTGCCGTTTGATTCGCAGGGAACAACTTGTCGATCGCGGCCTCTACCTTGCGCAAACGCCCCGCCATGATCTGCCGATCAAAGCTTGGGTGTGAGGTCAACGCGGGTGGCAGTGCGTCAAACCAGGGCTGCGGATCGCGAAGGCCTTCGCGAATGTAAGACCAGACCGCTGCGTGGATTTTGCGGGTGGCAATTCGCGGAACGCCCGATGTGCCAGCGCCCACGGCAATATCGTTTTGTGACACGTAGTACGTGTAGTGCTGGTTCTTGTAGGCGGAAGACAGGCAGGGCGACATCGCCCGACCACTGGCGTCCACGATCAGGCCCTTGAGCATGAAGGCGCTGTCGGGGGTAGGGGTGTTGCTGACGCCGGTGCGCCGGGCGCGTGACTTCATCAGGGCGTGGACCTTGGCCCACAGCTCTGCCGGTACGATGGCTTCGTGGTCGCCGGTGTGCCAAGCATCGTCGTAAAACATCTCGCCGATGTACACGCGGTTGTTGAGCACTTTGTACAGGGCGTTGCGATCAAATGGCCGCCCGCCGCGCGACTGCCCAGCTTGGGTTTTCCAGCGTTTGGTTTTGATGCCGCGATCGGCCAGGTCTTTGATCAAGGCAGTGACTGCATCCTGATCCACAAAACCCTTGAAGATGCCGCGCACCACCTCGGCCTCCTTCGGGTCGACCACTAGGCGTTGACGCACAAGGGTGTAGCCCAGGGGCGGTGCATTTCCGTACCAAACCCCCTGGCGGCGCGTCGCTGCGCGCTTTTCACGGCTACGCTCGCCAATGAGTTCACGCTCGAACTGCGCAAACGACGTCAGCAGGTTCAGCGCCAGCCGCCCATGCAAATCCGTGGTGTCGAGGGACTGTGTGACCGAGACCAGTGCCACACCGTGCTGCTCGAACAGTTCCATGAGCTTTTGTAGGTCACCCAGATGGCGGGTCAAACGATCGAGCCGGTGCACAACGACCACATCAACGCGGCGATCACAAACATCGGCCAGCAGTTTTTGCAGGCCCGGTCTTTCCAGATGACTGCCAGAGACCCCTTTGTCCTCGTAGAGCCGGTCGCACGCCTGCCAGCCCTGGCCCCGTTGCGAGGCGATCAGCTCATGGCAGGCCATGAACTGCACATCGGTGGAGCCGATCTCACCGTAATTGCCGTCGTCGACGGAGACGCGCGTGTACACCGCACAGCGCTTTCTGGCAGGGGGTGTTGCGTACTCGTGCGTATCGGACATCACTGAATGATCTCAGATCCAGTGCTTCATGAAGCTCGCTTGGCGGCTGGAAGCTGACATGGTCTTGACTACATATGGCATTAAAGCCATAATCTACGCATGCGCTGGACCGTAATCCTTCACGATGACTTTGACGACGAGCTGGCCTTGTTGGCAGAGGACTTGCAGGACGAAGTTCTGGCTCACGCCAACCTGCTGGCGCAGTTTGGTCCCAACCTGGGGCGGCCGGCGGCGGACACTCTCAAGGGCTCACGCCACGCCAACATGAAAGAGTTGCGGTTTGACTGGAATGGGGAGGTCTGGCGCGTAGCCTTTGCCTTCGATCCCAAGCGGCAAGCCATTCTGCTGGCGGGAGGGGACAAGGGTGGTGCTGATCAGCGCCGGTTCTACAAACGGTTGATCGCAATTGCCGATGACAGGTACGACAAGTACCTGGCAACGTTGAAGAAGGAGTCAAAGCATGGCAAGAAAACTCGATGAAGTGATGGCTGCCTTGCCCAAGGCGCGGCGTGAGCGTATTGAAGCTCGCACCATGGAGTTGGCCACCCTGAAGGACTTGCGCCAAGCTGCGCAGCAAACGCAGGAGCAACTGGCAGCAACGTTGGGTGTCGGACAGGACACCATTTCCAGGTTGGAAAAGCGAAGTGACATGCTGCTGTCGACGCTGCGTCACTATGTAGAGAGCATGGGGGGCGAGCTCAACCTGGTGGCGCAGTTCCCCAACCGTCCGCCTGTCGTGATCGAGCATCTTGGGACTGAGCCGGTGGCGCGCAAGAAATCCATTGCCAGCCCGCGCCGAGCACGTGCGGCCGCTTAACGGGTCTTGTAGAGCACGCTGCAACCCCAACCGGGCATTAGCTGTATCCAGAAATCTTCAATGGTGGCAATGAGTTAGCAGCTTTCCTCATATTCCTGGTTGCCACCAATTCATAAACCCCAGCTCTTCTGAGTTGGGGTTTTTTTACGACCATTGGCGGGTATTGCCAGTGGTTGTTGCGGGTTCGTGAGTGTTCTTGCGGACTGCACATCAGGCCGGCTCTGGACGTCCTTGCCCCCTATCTCCTCAGATTTGCCACCTATTCTCGGCGTGTCCTTAGTTCAGGGTGGTGCCGAAGTCCACAATAGGCCAAAAGGCACGATCTGCGAGGCCAACAAAATCAACGACTTACGAGTTGTTGAAACGAGTGGTTTTGTTTCAACATTGGGGAAACGGGAATCACAACCGGCGTAACAAATAGATTTTGACTAACTTTTTGCTTCAAAATGCGGCTAAACCCCATTCCCGAGCCCCTCGCTTATGCTTATTACACCTGACCGCGAAATCGATGCCTTTATTAAAGCGTACGTGCTCGAGTTACAGGGCGACACTGCTGCTATTTTTGCAGGTGCAGGCATGTCCAAAGCCGTTGGCTATGTGGATTGGCGCGAGCTTTTGGCCGACATTGCGCAAGAACTGGGTTTGGATATTAAGCTAGAACACGACCTAATCGCAGTGGCTCAGTATCACGTCAACCAGCGAGGCGGCAATTCGGACGGACTTGCCAAGAAAATCCTCCAAGAGTTCAGCGAGCATGCAGAGCCATCGGAAGTTCACGAGGTCATTGCACGTCTCCCTGTAGGCACTTACTGGACGACCAACTACGACACGCTCATCGAGGACGCATTGCGCAAAGCGTTTCGCGTTGCTGACGTGAAGCACAATATTCAGCAGCTCACAAGCACCAAGCCCAAACGAGATGCGGTGGTCTACAAGATGCACGGGGACGTATCGGATTCGACCTCAGCAGTGCTGTACAAGGAGCAATACGAGCGTTACCACGTTGAGCGGGCACCGTTTGTCACCGCATTGCTAGGAGACCTCGTTTCGAAGACCTTCCTGTTTATCGGCTTTAGCTTCAGTGATCCCAACCTAGACTATGTCCTAAGTCGCCTGCACATCTACGGCAAGGCTAAGCGTACGCACTACTGCATCATGAAAGCTGTCGTCGCTGAAAATCCGGAGGACCAAGCTCTCGAGGAGCGTCGCCAGGAGCTTAGAGTTAATGATTTGAAACGCTTCGGAATTCAGACGCTGCTAGTCGCAGACTACGGTGATATCCCCCGCATCATGAAGCTCATTGAGAGCAGGTTCAGGAAAAGGACGGTATTCTTCTCGGGGAGTGCCGAAGAGTACGGTGACTGGGATCGTCAGACAGCCCTCGACCTCGTACACAACCTGTCGAAGGGATGCGTGAATCTCAACAGCCGGGTGGTTAATGGGTTCGGCTGGGGGGTTGGTAGTGCCGTCATCAACGGAGCTCTCGATGCCATCTACGGAAACCCGCAGAAATTTTCTGAAGATCAACTGATCGTGAGGCCGTTCCCACAGCACGGCGACAATCTGAAGGAGTTGTGGGAACAGTATCGTCAGCGAATGATTTCCCTCGCAGGTGTCGCGATCTTCGTGTTTGGCAACAAGCTTGACGATGCGCGCAATGTGGTTCCAGCTAACGGTGTTCACCGCGAATTTCAAATCGCTATCGAACACGAACTGGTGCCCATTCCTATCGGCGCGACTGGCTACGCGGCCAGGGAGTTGTGGGAAGAGGTGCTTAAGGACCCTGTCAGATACTACCCAGGTATAGAAGACTGGATCGTGCCGATCATCAAGCAATTGGGGCGCAAGGACCTCAAGTCGGATGAATTGGTAAAACACGTTATTAACATTGTCCAACGCCTCAGCAGGTGAGTATCAGGCATCACACGCACACACACACTAATTGACATGGCGAGAAAAACATTTTTTAGCTTTCACTACAAGCCTGATGTTCAGCGCGCACAGGTAGTACGTAAATCACAGTTTTTCAAAGATCATGGAGAGGCTGGGTTCTACGATGCCTCTGCGTTCGAGAAAGCAAAGAAAGACGATCCCGCTGCACTGAAGCGTTTCTTGCGAAAGGAAATGCAGGGTACCAGCGTGGTCTGTGTCCTGGTGGGTGCTGAAACGGCTTCACGGCGGTGGGTGCGATTTGAAGTTTTGCAGGCGTTGTGCGATGGTCGCGGCCTTGTAGGTGTCAGGGTTCACTCGATTGCCGATTTCGATGGGAAGACGGCAGCAGCTGGGGATAACCCTTTCAACCTTCTCGGGGTCTACCGCAAAGATGACGTGCTCCAGGTGGTCGAGCGCAAGTCGGTGGACGACAAGTGGACCTATACGTCCGACTTTGGCAAGCTGGAATTGGAAGATTGGCCGTACACAAACAATCTACCACCAGTCGGCTGTACCGCCCTCAGCGAGTTTTTCTCAATTCATAGCTGGACAAACAACGCGCACGAGAAGATTGAGGGGTGGATCGAAGCCGCAGCAACCCAGGCGGGGTACTAGACTTTGGCTTACTAAGCTGTGAGATACGGGCAATCAAGCACTCCAAAAACCCGTTGTGCTGGGCTTTGAAAATCATAAGACCAGCAGCTTCCGTTGCTCATCCCACAGCAGCGGCGTGCCCGACGCCAGATCAAACAGCGTCACGTGGTTGGGCAGTGACTCGTCCAGGATGGCCGCTACGATGTCTGGCGCCAGCGTGGTCAGATTCACCATCCTGCTGACATAGGCTCGGTCCATGCCGACTCGCTCGGCAACCTCCGACAGATTTTTCGCCTTGCCTGATTCCAGCAACCCCAGCCACTGATACCCCCTGGCCAGCGCTAGTTGGATGGGCGTGGGGTCCCGGTCCCAGGCGCGTGGCTTAAAGGCGGTGCCGTCCGGTAGCGTGACCGCCTTGCGCCGACCACGCCGTGTGATCTTGATCGGGATGGTCACGTGGTAGCTGCCGTTGCTGGCCGTAGCAATATCGGCATCGCCGATGGGCTTGATATTGACCCCCGTCATGCTGCCACCTCCTGCGCCTGGGTCTTGCGTTCCTTGACCAACATCTCGGTCGCTAGGATTTCGATCCCGTTCGACCGGAATTGGACCTCAATGGTGTGCGGCGTGACGATCACCTTCTTGATCAACAGGCGCACGATGCGTTCCTGCTCCGCCGGGAAAAGTTGATCCCAGATCTTGTCGATCTGCAGCATGGCCACGCACACCTGCGCTTCGTCAATGCTTGGGTCCAGTGCATGCATGACCTTGGCCACCCTGGTTTTGAGATCCGGAGCGCGCAGAATCTGCCGCACTTGGTCAATGACATTGCCCTCCAGTTCGATGGCCGGCAGCCGGGGCAGTCCGGATGCGCCAGCATATTCCTTGTTTTCGCGGGTGTGCATGTAATAGCGGTACAGCCGCCCGGATCCCTTGCGTGTCCAGGCCACTGTCAGAGCCCGACCGTCGGCACCCTCGACAATGCCCTTGAGCAGGAAAGGGATGGCGGCACGGGTGTTGTTGGCGCGCACGCGTGGGCTCACCTGCAAGACCGACTGAACGGCTTCCCATGTGCTCAGCTCGATCAAGGGTTGATGTTCGGCCTTGAACCACGCATCTTTGTGCCGCAACTCGCCCAGGTAGGTGCGGTTGCTCAGGACCTTGTAAATCAAGCTTTTGTCGATCAGCTTGCCCTCGCGTTGCTTGCCGTCCTGGGTGGTCCACGACTTGGATGTCAGACCGTCCAGCTGCAACTCCTTCACCAGCTTGGTCCCGGAGCCCAGCTCCACAAACCGCTTGAAAATGTGCCGGACGATTTTGGCTTCCCGTTCGTTGGGGATCAGGCGGCGATTTTCGACGTCGTAGCCCAAGGGCGGCACGCCACCCATCCACATGCCCTTGCGCTTGGAGGCCGCAATCTTGTCTCGGATCCGCTCGCCGGTGACCTCGCGTTCGAACTGTGCAAATGACAGCAAGACGTTGAGCATCAACCGGCCCATGGACGTGGTGGTGTTGAACTGCTGGGTCACGGACACGAAGGACACACCAGCGCGCTCGAACACCTCGACCATCTTCGAGAAATCCGCCAGGCTGCGGGTTAGACGGTCGATTTTGTAAACCACCACGATGTCGACTTTGCCAGCCTCAATATCTAGCATCAGACGGCGCAGTCCAGGACGCTCCATGTTGCCGCCAGAGAAACCGCCGTCGTCATAGTCATCGGCCACCGGAATCCAGCCCTCGCTGCGCTGGCTGGCCACATAAGCGTGACCTGCTTCCTTTTGGGCATCGATCGAATTGAAAGCCTGGTCCAGGCGCTCGTCGCTGGATACGCGGCAATACACGGCGCAGCGCTGCCGGCGTTTGAATGCATCGCTCATACGCGCGCTCCCTTCTTCTTGTCTTTGGCTTTCGCTTGGATTTTGAACCCAAAAAAGACCGGTCCTGACCATGCGGTGCCCGTGATTTCACGTGCGATGCGCGACAGGCTGCGGTACGGCCGCCCTTCGTATTCGAATTGGCCATCCGGTAACACCATCACGCGGTGTTCCCTTTCTTGGTGCTCGCGAACAAGCACGGTGCCGGCCATCAGCGGCGCGTCGCGGTTGTCCTGTGTGTTGCGCCCAGTCTCCAGGATGGCTTGGATTCGGCGCTTGTTGCGGTCCATCAGATGCCGGTCCACCTTGCAGAAGGCGATTTCCTGCAACCGGTAAGCAATCCGCCGCTCCAGGAACTGGCGGTTGTGGGTGGGTGTGTGCTCTTCAAACAATTCCTGCCAGAGCGCTTTGATGTCCGCCATGGATAGGTCTGGCAGCGCGGTGATTTGGGCCAGCACCGACGGTGGCGTGGCGTAGGGGGACGAGGGGCTCATCAATGGGACTCCGTGACTTCGTTGAACGTGTCCGTATGAAGGCGCTGGGTGCCAGAAAAGCCAAGTCCTAACGCGCTCTTTTCGTCACTGCCGTGGGCATGTGCCGCACGCAGGCGCTGCAGGCCTCTGGCCAGCAACTGGGCCACTTCGTCGAGGCGTTCATCGGTACGCATCTTGTCGGGCGGGGTCTGGTTGACATCGTTCATTGGTAGGGGCTCCTGAAAGAAAAACTGCATACGCAAATTCTCAGGAAGAGCCCATGGCAACACCAGAAGGGAGTTGGGGAAGGCTGAGTACAGATGAGGAAGGCTGCGAAAAAAACGCAGAATTTTTTTCGTCCGCTCAGGGGTTGTTTCGGGTTTTGACAATTGCTTGCATAGTGAACGTACGTTCTCTATAATCAAGCTCATCATGAAAGCCCTCCACGATCACGAACATCTGGCGACCCTGCAGCGCTACTACGCCCAGCACCGAGTGCTGCCGTCCTACGCCCGGCTGATGGAAATCCTGGGCTATGCGTCCAAGTCGGCTGTCAAGAAGGTGCTCGAGCGTCTGGAGACCGCCGGTATGCTGGAGCGCACCCCCGACGGAGACTGGGCGCCCACCGAGCGGTTCTTCGAACGAGTGGTGGCCAACGAACCCGTGCCGGCCGGCATGCCTGTTACCACCTTGGATGACGGGGTCGAGCAGATGACGATCGACCGATTCCTGATCCAGGATCCCGGCGAGACCGTGCTCATCCGGGTCAAGGGCGACTCCATGATCAACGCAGGCATCCACAACGGCGATCTGGCCGTGGTGGAGCGCCGCAAGAACGCCAACGTGGGCGAACAAGTCGTGGCCGTGGTCGACGACCAGTTCACCCTCAAGACCCTCGGTCGGGATCAGGAGGGCTACCACCTCATCCCGGCCAACCCGGAGTACCCCGTCATACGTCCCAACGGCAAGCTGGAGATCTTCGGAGTGGTGGTGGGTCTGGTGCGGCGATACACGTAACCCAGCCCTGGAGGAGCCCAACAATGAAAATCTTCAATCCCCGCCACTTTTTGCGCCACATCGCGTCGACCGTCCTGCAGGACTTTGTGCAAGCCCATCCCTTGGGTGTGCACCTGGCAGTCGACTGGGCGTTGCCAGAAGCGAAGTTGGCCCATGCACTCATCGACGCCGTCGAAGACCTGCAGGCCCAACTGCTCGAAGACGTCGCCTTGACCACGGCTGAAAAAGTCACCCTCGAGGAAAACCTGTTCCGGTGGAACGAAGACCTGCGACGCGCCCACATCACCGGCACGGAGACCGGTGCCCGGGAGTTTGCGCTGGTACTGGCCCATGACGCCGGCGCACTGGAACATCTCCACGGTATGGATCCACGCGAGCAAGCGTTGTGGATGCTTGCCCACCACGAACAGGTCTTTCGGGACATCGAACTGCGGTTGGCGTTTCGGGCCAAGACCCATGGCCGGTCATGGAAACCCAGCCAGATCCTTCCCAACCTCGTGCCGCACCTGGATCAGGAGTCCCTTGAGGCGTTCAAGCGGGACGTGGCCGCGCTGTATCAGAAATCCGGCGGCGGGATCGGCTCACACATCGAGGTCAGTCGCTACGGCACCGATGGCAGCATCCAGTTCACGCTGTACGTCGAGGGGCCGATCACAGCCATTGCTCAGTTTCGCAAACACGACTTCAAGCGCATCGCTACCCGCGTCGCCCTGGAAAACGCACTGGTCTACCACCCCAAATCGGGCGTGGTGGAAACCGTGGTCAAGGGTGGTGCCAAAAACCACGCCGCTGTCCTCACCCTGTTTGCCAAGCATCTGGCCAAGACCGAATTGAAGCCCGAGGCGATCACGCCCAGTCGGTTCAAACTCAGCGTATTGAACGACGGACTGCTGGCGCCGAAGGAAGACTGGTCCACCCAAGGCATCCAGAAGGTTCGACTGCGCCGGGCCAAGTTCACGCCAGCCGACCAACGCAGCAGTGCCATCCAGATCGAAGCCAGCCCCGAAGCCAATCGCGAAGACGCTATTTGTGTAGCCCGCGACAAACTGAAAGTGGCGCACTCTTTCGACAGCGAATTCGAAATGGACCGGGCCACGCTCATGGTCTACACCCGTGACCAGGAAAGCAGCCGTGAGGGCCACTTCAGTTTCGACGTCTACGCCAGCGGCTCGACCACCATCAAAAACCTGTCGTACCGCAATCAGCAACTGGCGCAGTGTGTGATGCGCAGCCTGGGCATCGTCGAGTCGACCGGTGCGGCGGCATGAGCCAGACGCAGATCGAGGCCACAGCCTTGCTGTGCCGGATGCTGGAGAGTACCGCCAAGGAAATCTCAGGGCCGCTGTTGTCTGACCCGGGCAATCAGGACGCTCTGGCGCAACTGAGGCGTGAACACCTGGTGGGTTTTGGTGAGCCACTCAACTGGTTGCAATGCCCAGAGTGCCGTGATGACATGGCACGCGTGGTGCGTGAGCTGCCCGATGACAAGGTGCTCCTGCTGTGCGGCGGTGACTGTGAAGACTTCGAGGCGCCACGCAGCGTGCGCCAAACCACGGTGGTCAACGTCGAGCGAGTGGTTGGTCATCTGGCCACGGGGCTGGATCTGAACCGGCATCAGGTCGAGTGCCTGGTGCCCGACCTGGCCTGGCGCATGGGCTTGATCGAGGAGCGGCGCGGAAAGCCGGTCACCTTGTATTTCGCGCGCCACCTCAACCGTGACACCACAGCTCAAAAGCTGCTGATCCATTTGAGCGGCCACCGTGCCGAGCGCAGTGCGCGCATCTTGACCAGCAGTCCGGTGCCACTGCCCGCCAGTTCTCCGGTGGCGCAGTACGAGGTGGTGCATCTGGCCGATCTGATGCGCGTCTCGCAAAACCGCTTCGAGTTCTTTGCCAATCGGGTTATGGAGCCGACGGCGGTGTACCAAGTGCATGATTCGGCGACGGATCGGGGTACGACGCTGCGGTATATCCGCTCCGAGCGCAATGCCTACATCAACGGCGTGGCTTATCCGTTGGAGGCGATGCAGGCCAACATTCTGCTGGCGCTGATCGACGACTTTGACCACCGGATGGAGGGTGGCGCGCTGCGCGATGCCTGTGGCTCGGATGCCGAGCGATTTGCCCCGATCAAATTCTTCGGGCGCAATCCGCTGGTCTACAAAACCTTCATCAGGTACATCTTTGGCGACAAGGAATATGCGCTGATCATCCCCGAAGGCGATCGTGACTGGTTGCACTGATCCGCCCCCAAGCCGCACACCTTTTACCCCTTCAGATGACCCGGCCCCGCACAACGCAGGCCGGGTTTTTTTTGCGTTCTGCACAACCCAAATAGCACTTGCAGAACGTCTTGCAGAGCGTTTATGCAGCACGAAACGGTTTTGCAGAACGTTTCTGCAGAATCTGCAGAACGTTTTGTGGAATCTCGATTGATGCAATGCCAGCACTGGTTAGCGCCGCTCCCAAGTGGCCTCAAACCAGGGCCCATTAACCATCAAGGAGATTCACGTGCAAGCGTCCGAAACCGTTACACACATCTCACAGAGTCAGCTGGCAGAGCGTTGGCAACTCAGTGAATCCACCATCGAGCGGTGGCGTGCTGAGGGCATTGGCCCCATCTTTCTGAAACTTCGCGGCCAGGTCCGCTATCGCCTCGAAGACATCCGTGCTTTTGAGGAAGACAGCATGCGTGCCAGCACCAGCAAGGCGGTGGCCGCATGAGCACGCACACCACAACCACCGCCGAATCCTCGGCGCTCGAGGCGGCCTTTCAGCGCAGCGGCATTTCACTGCCCGTCCCATTTATGGAGTTATCGGCCACGGTCATTCGTGAACTGCCGCTCACCCATGTGGCTGATCTCAAGCGTTTCGAGGCAGCGGCGAAGTCCGAACTGGCAGCGCTGTCCAACATGATCCAGGTGGGTCTGGACATGCGCTACGGCGAACAGGCTAAGGCCCAGCTGCTCGCGGACAACAAGGACACCGGTACCACCCACGTCATCGATGGCGACTTCGATGTCACCGTCGAGGTCAGCAAAGACGTGTCCTGGGATCAGAAGGAGCTGCAAGCCATCTGGAGCCGCATGGTCGCAGCCGGCCAGGATCCTACCGAATTCATCTCTGCCAAGTACAGCGTCAGCGAATCCCGCTTCAAGGCCTGGCCCGAGATGTTTCGCCAGCCCTTCATGGCCGCGCGCACGGTCAAGCCCAAGGCAGCAAAGTTCACCTTGCGCAAGCCATCGGCCGGTGAAGGAGCACAGTGATGTTGCCCATCATCTCCGCCGAAGAACGGCTCAAAGAACGGCACAGCGCCAAGGTTGGCCTGGTGGGGTTTCCTGGCGTGGGCAAGACCACGCAGTTGCGAACCCTGCCGCCCAAGTCCACTTTGTTCGTGGATCTCGAAGCCGGCGACCTCTCGGTCAAGGACTGGCCGGGTGACACGGTGCGCCCGCGCACTTGGCAGGAGTTCCGTGACCTTGTGGTCTTCCTCGCAGGGCCCATGCCGACCGCATCGGCTGACCAGGCCTTCAGCAAAGCGCATTACGACCATGTCTGCGCCACCTACGGCGATCCCGCACAACTGGCTAAGTACGACACCTACTTTGTGGACAGCCTGACTGTCCTCTCACGTCTGTGCCTGGCCTGGTGCAAAACCCAGCCACAGGCTTTCAGCGAGAAGACCGGCAAGCCTGACAACCGGGGAGCGTACGGCCTGCTGGGTCAGGAAATGATCACGGCGCTCACGCACCTGCAGCACGTGCGGGACAAGCACGTCATCTACGTCGCGATCCTGGAAGAGAAGACCGACGACTTCAACCGCCGCTACTACCAGCTGCAGCTCGAAGGCAGCAAGACCGCGCTGGAACTGCCCGGCGTGCTCGATGAAGTGGTGACGCTGGCCGTGCTCAAAGCCGACGACGGCTCGACCTACAGGGGCTTTGTGACGGGGGCGGACAACAGCTTTGGCTTCCCCAGCAAAGACCGCAGTGGCCGCCTGGACCCCATCGAAGAACCCCATCTGGGTCGGCTCATCGCCAAGTGCCTCGGCCAGACACCCACCGCCAATCCCAACACCGAACACACGAATTGAAAGGACATCCCATGAACACCTATGACCACGCCACGGCTCCTGCCGCACTTTCGAACAATTGGAACGATTTCAACGACGCCGAAACCCAGCAAGGTGGCTTTGACCTGATCCCGCGCGGCATCTCCGTGCCCGTGCGCATGACTATCAAGCCCGGTGGCTATGATGACCACACCCAAGGCTGGACCGGCGGCTATGCCACCCAGTCATTCGACACCGGGGCGGTCTACCTTGCCTGCGAGTTCGTCGTCACCGATGGCCCCTTTGCCAAACGCAAGATGTGGTCGAACGTCGGTCTGCACTCGCCCAAGGGCCCAACCTGGGGCCAGATGGGGCGCAGCTTCATCCGCGCAGTGCTCAACAGCGCGCGCAACGTCCAGCCGCAGGATAACTCGCCCCAGGCGGCAGCCGCCCGCCGCATCAACAGCTTTGCCGATCTAGACGGCATCGAGTTCCTGGCCCGCGTCGATGTCGAAAAGGATGGCAAAGGCGAGGACCGCAACGTCGTCAAGGTCGCTATCGAGCCAGACCACAAGGACTACGTCCCCCTGACAGGCATGTCCCCCGCAGGCGGCGGCCACAGGGGCGGTGGTGGCCACTCTGGCGCGCCAGTGCAACCTACCCCTGCCTATGCGCAGCCCGCCCCACAGGCGCGCCCTGTGGTGACCACCGGCAAGCCCGCCTGGGCTCAGTGAGGGAGGCGCCATGCATGCGAGGCAAATGCTGGGTGTGCTCGCGCCAAGCGCGCGGGCTTGGACACACCGACAACCGACACCCGATTGGGAATGCCAAGCGCTACCCGCTGGACTGGGTGTTTTGCAGCCGGCAGTGCCAAGACGTCTTTCATCGGATGTACGGCAACTGGGTCGATGCACAACGGTTCAACCAGGAGGTCGAGATGATTGATGCCACAGACATTGAACGCTCGGCCATGCGTTCCTGCCTGCGCGCCTTCGGTGAGGCGGCTGGTGACATCGGATTCGACAAGCCGCTGGGTGCCTACTCCGAGAAGGAGGCCCTACAGGTGATTGATGCGATCGTCACCCGCTACACCGAAGCCATGGTGGCCCACCACGCTGAGGTCAAGTACCCACCGGTGCGCGGCCTGAAACCCACGGTCGACGATCCCTTCGCCGATTTGGAAAGCGATCTGCCTTGGGAGACGTCTTGATGCTGGACTTCAACGCATCGGCCAGTCTCTCCGGCCAGATCGAGGCGCTGGTGGACCTTGCCCTGGAGCAAGAGCGTGATGCCACGCCGCCGCGCCAATACCTGGGCGGCTCCCGCTTGGGTGTGTCGTGCGAGCGGCAGTTGCAGTTCGAGTATGCGCAGGCACCGGTGGACCCCGGCAAGGGGTTCTCGGGCCGGTTACTGCGCATCTTCGAGCGCGGACACCAGACCGAAGCCATGGTCATCCGCTGGCTGCGCATGGCCGGCTTCATCCTCAAAACCGAGGATGCCGATGGTCGGCAGTTCGGCTTCAGCGTGGCCCAGGGCCGTCTGCGTGGACACGTTGATGGCGTGCTGGTGGGCGGCCCGGAGGGCTTTGCCTATCCGGCGCTCTGGGAAAACAAGTGCCTGGGCGCCAAGTCCTGGCGCGAGTTGCAGAAACACAAGCTGGCCGTGGCCAAGCCCGTCTACGCCGCCCAGATCGCCGTCTACCAGAGCTACCTGACCCTGCACGAGCATCCCGCGCTCTTCACGGCGGTCAACGCCGACACGATGGAGATCTATGCCGAGCTGGTTCCCTTCGATGCAGGACTGGCCCAGCGCATGTCCGACCGAGCCGTCAAGGTCATCCAGGCCACCGAAGCAGGCGAGCTGCTGCCACGTAGCTTTGCCGAGTCCAACCACTTTGAATGCAAGTTCTGCGCGTGGGCAGAGCGTTGCTGGAACACGAATCGATGAACACAGAAGAAGAACACATCCACCCTCCTGCCGGACCACCGGGTCTGGACTTCAATGACGATGCACCGGTTGCGCAGCAGCCGGTGTCCACACACCAGCCATCCGACCGGGCTGAGGTCCGTGCCGCTTTGCTCGGCCGACTCGAATCGGTGCTGATGGGCCTTTTCCCCGCTGGCAAGGTCAAGCGTGGCAAGTTCCTGATCGGCGACATCTTGGGCAGCCCGGGCGACAGCCTGGAAGTGGTGCTCACTGGCGAGAAGGCGGGTCTGTGGACCGACCGCGCCGATGACTCTGGTGGTGACATCTTCGACCTGATCGGCGGCCACTTTGGCATCGACGTCCATGGTGATTTCAGTGCCGTACTCGCCCGCTGCGCCGACATCATCGGACGCGCTCCAGCAACAGCGCGCAAGTCCATAAAAGACGTGCCCGTCGATGAACTGGGCCCTGCCACCGCCAAATGGGACTACCTCGATGGCGAAGGCAAGCTGATCGCCGTCGTCTACCGCTACGACCCGCCCGGCGGCAAGAAGGAGTTCCGGCCTTGGGACGCCAAGCGACGCAAGATGGCGCCACCCGAGCCTCGGCCGCTGTACAACCAGCCTGGCATGCGGGCGGTGGATACCGTCGTCCTGGTCGAAGGTGAAAAATCAGCCCAGGCCCTGATCGACACCGGCATCTGCGCCACAACGGCCATGCATGGGGCCAACGCGCCGATCGAGAAAACCGACTGGTCGCCGCTGGCCGGCAAGGTCGTACTGATCTGGCCGGACAAGGACAAGCCGGGCTGGGAATACGCCGACCGTGCCTCGCAAGCCATCCTGATGGCCGGGGCTCGCACCTGCCACATCCTGTACCCGCCGGAGGACGCCCCCGAGGGCTGGGATGCCGCAGACGCCCGCGCAGAAGGCTTTGACGTCGCTGGTTTCATCGCCCACGGTCCACGCATGCAAATGCACCTGGTCGATGACGACCCGGACACCCTGGCCAACGCGGTCGGACCTGAGGAGGCGGTCTGGGGCACGGAGGATTCGCTGGCGCTGTCCTTCACCCGCCGGTACCACAAGGACTGGCGCTATGTGGCTGGCTGGGGCAAATGGCTGGTCTGGGACGGGCAGCGCTGGCGTTCAGAAGACACGCTCGCCGCCACTGACCTGATCCGTCACGTGTGTCGGCACGCCTCACTCAACACCCGCAACCCGCGCATCGCCTCCAAGCTGGCGGCGTCCAGCACGGTGGGCGGTGTCGAGCGCCTGGCACGAGCTGACCGCAGGCATGCCGCTACTACCGAGGAGTGGGACGCCGATCCGTGGCTGCTCAACACCCCTGGCGGCGTGATCGATCTGCGCAGTGGCCGTCTGCGCCCGCACGAGCGTGCCGACCGGATGACCAAGATCACCACGGCCACACCCCGAGGCGAGTGCCCTCAGTGGCGGGCGTTCCTCAACGACGTGACAGGCGGTGACCAAAACCTGCAGGACTACCTGCAGCGCATGGTGGGCTACGCCTTGACTGGCTCGACCCGCGAACACGCCTTGTTCTTCCTCTACGGCACCGGGGCCAACGGCAAGTCGGTGTTCGTCAACACCCTGGCCGACATCCTGGGTGACTACGCGACCAATGCGCCCATGGACACCTTCATGGAGACGCGAACCGACCGGCATCCCACGGATATGGCTGGGCTGCGCGGCGCGCGCTTTGTGGCGGCCATTGAGACCGAACAGGGGCGTCGCTGGGCGGAATCCAAGGTCAAGAGCCTGACCGGCGGCGACAAGATTTCCGCGCGTTTCATGCGCCAGGACTTCTTTGAGTTCTTTCCGCAGTTCAAGCTCTTCGTGGCTGGCAACCACAAGCCAGCCATCCGCAACATCGACGAAGCCATGAAGCGGCGGCTGCACCTGATTCCGTTCACGATCACCGTGCCACCCGAAAAACGTGACAAGCACCTGCAGCAAAAGCTGCTCGCTGAACGCGACGGGATTCTGGCCTGGGCGCTGGAGGGCTGCTTGGCCTGGCAACGGCTGGGCCGGCTCGATCCGCCGCAGCAGGTCTTGGATGCCACGGATGAGTACTTCGAAGGCGAGGATGCTCTTGGCCGATGGCTAGACGAGCGTTGTGTGCGCGAACCCAATGCCAAGTCATTGACGGCAGAGCTCTTCTCGGATTGGAAGCAATGGGCGGAGGCCGCAGGGGAGTTCGTCGGCTCGCAAAAACGCTTCGCTGACTTGCTACTCACCCGCGGGCTGGAGAAATGGCGCAATGGCGTTGGCCTTCGCGGCTTTCGTGGCATCGGCCTCAAGGTGCAACCGACGCCTGCCTACACCCCGTATACGGATAACTGATCGCTATGACAACACCCCATCTGACAGGTTGGACGGGTCTTATCGAAACCACTATATCCCGCGCGTCACGCGCGTGTGTAGAGAGTTACGACATGGCTCGTCGTATCTGTCAGACCGAACCCAAACAAGGACTGACAACATGAACACGACCATCCTCGCCCTCGATCTGGGCACCTCAACGGGCTGGGCACTGGCAAGCCGCGACGGCAGCATCACCAGTGGCAGCCAATCCTTCAAACCCCAACGCTTCGAAGGCGGCGGCATGCGCTTCCTGCGCTTCAAGCGCTGGCTCACCGACATCAAGCAGTTCAACGACGGGATTGATCAGGTGGTCTTCGAAGAGGTCCGCCGCCACGTCGGTGTCGACGCTGCGCACGCCTACGGCGGCTTTATGGGCCAGCTGACCGCCTGGTGCGAGCACCACCAGATCCCGTACCAGGGCATTCCGGTCGGCACGATCAAGAAGCATGCGACCGGTAAAGGCAACGCCAGCAAGGACGAGATGGTGGCATCCGTCCGTACCCGTGGTCACAGCCCGGCAGACGACAACGAGGCCGATGCCATTGCGTTGCTGTACCTGGCCCGTGAGATGGCCGCAGAGGGGGTGTGACATGAAAGTGCCGCAATACCGCTACCGCTGCCCCCTGGGCAATCTGCAGCCGACCACGCCGGACTTGGACGCCATCAAGCGCGAAGGCTGGCGCACCGATCATATTTTGGTGGTGTCTGAACACGATGAACGGCTGGACTGGGTGGAAAAGCAATTCGTACGCAGGCTGGGTGAACGTCTCTACGGGGATGGAGGCAAGCGCCATGACTGAGACCCGAGCCGAATGGACTGTTGACGACGTGGCAGCCCGCTTTGCAGAAGCTGCCGAGACCGCGCACAAGCTCCCCCGTGTCCGCCCGGGCGGCTACTTCAACCCGTGGATGACGCTGGCCATGCAGGTGCCTGAGCGTTACCCTGACCCTGAACGGCTGTACCGCCCGATGCCACCCAGTCCACAGGCGGTGCAGCGCATGTTGGAAGTCTCCCGCTGGGTGCTATGGCTTGAGGTGGAGCAGCGCCACCTGGTGTGGATGCGATCGAATCGGTATCGATGGGAGCAGATTGGTCGGCGCTTTGCTTGTGCGGCTCGTACAGCGCAGCGGCGCTATGACGCAGCCATCCATCTCGTCACCCTGCATCTGAACAAGGGGCATTGATAGAAGTTGGGGCAAGTTAGGGGTAACTGCGGGACGGTGAGGACTGTTGATAGCAAACGCCAAAACACCCCCTGTCGCGTTTTGCCCTATTCGAGGGTACATTTTCAGCTACGGTCAGGACAGCGGCGTGAGCAACGAGCAGATCATTTGATCGCCGATGGTCATGGCAACAGATGCAGATCGATGCGTACAGCTGATGGCTGATGCATAGAGGGCTATTGAGGAGCCCTGAGGAAAGTTGATGGGTCCTTCCTGCCCATGAGGGTATGCGGGGGGCAACAGCGCGAGATTTCGATAGCGACTGAGCTGAAAAACAGGTTACCACCCGGCCAGGTTACCGGCCTGTGGTTACCACCGCCCCTGACAGTTACCACCCCCTGAATATTTCCAACCCGCCCGGCGGCAACGCTCGGCGGGTTTTTCAATTCCATGCCCCCAAACCTGCAGATCGAATACCGCCCGATCGATGCGCTGCTGCCTTACGCGCGCAATCCGCGCACGCATTCGCCGGCGCAGATCGCTAAGATCGCGGCCAGCATCGTGGAGTTTGGCTGGACACAGCCCATCCTGGTCGATGGCGACAACGGCATCATCGCAGGCCATGGACGTCTGGCTGCAGCACGCAAGCTGGAACTGGTCGAAGTCCCAGTCATCGAGCTGGGCCATCTGAGTCTGGCGCAAAAGCGCGCCTACGTGATCGCCGACAACCGCCTGGCTCTCGACGCCGGATGGGACGATGAATTGCTGGCGCTGGAACTGGCGGAGCTGTCCGAGGCTGGATACGACCTGCTGCTCACTGGATTCGACGATGACGAGCTGGCGCAGATGCTAGCCGATCTCAGTGACCCGGATGGAGAAGCCTCGGATGAGGATCCGGCCTGCGAAGAGGACGACGATGTCCCTGATCCACCCAATCAACCGATCAGCCGTCCCGGCGATGTCTGGCAGCTTGGACCACACCGCTTGATCTGTGGCGACGCGTCCGATCAAGTCACCATTGCCGCCTTGATGCAGGGCGAGCAGGCGAGCCTGTGTTTCACCTCGCCACCCTACGGCAACCAGCGCGACTACACCTCCGGTGGCATCGCCGACTGGGATGGACTGATGCGTGGCGTGTTCGCGCAGGTGCCCATGGCGGCCGATGGTCAGGTGCTGGTCAATCTCGGCCTGATTCACCGTGAGAACGAGTTCATCCCGTATTGGGACCAGTGGCTCGCCTGGATGCGCACCCAAGGCTGGCGGCGCTTCGCCTGGTACGTCTGGGATCAGGGTCCAGGGATGCCCGGCGACTGGCGGGGTCGTCTAGCCCCCAGCTTCGAATTCATCTTCCATTTCAATCGCCAGACTCGCAAACCGAACAAGACGGTCCCCTGCAAGTTCGCTGGCCAGGAAACCCATCTGCGCGCCGACGGTTCATCCACCGCCATGCGCGGCAAGGACGGCCAGGTCAACGGATGGACAGCCGCGGGGCAACCCACGCAGGACCACCGCATCCCCGACTCGGTGATCCGGGTCATGCGCCACAAAGGAAAGATCGGCCAGGGCATCGATCACCCTGCCGTCTTTCCCGTGACGCTGCCAGTGGAGGTCATCGAGGCCTACACGCGGGAAGGCGAGATTGTCTTCGAACCCTTTGGCGGCAGCGGTACCACGCTGATGGCCGCCCAGCGCACCGGCCGAATCGGTCGGGCTGTCGAGATCGCCCCCGAGTACGTCGATGTGGCGCTGATCCGTTTCCAACAGAACTTCCCCGGTGTGCTGGTCACCCTGGCCGCCACCGGTGAACCCTTTGAGGTCGTCGCCCAGCAACGCAAAGCCGAGCGCCGGCAAGAGAGCGAACATGCAACTGTCTGAACATTTCGAACTGGCCGAGTTTCTGGTCTCGGAGACGGCGGCGCGCCGTGGCATCGCCAACGAAACCACGCCCGAGGTCATCGAAAACCTGCGTCGGCTGTGTCAGTCCGTGCTGGAACCCTTGCGCGTGAAGCTCGCTCGCCCGGTGGTCATCACGTCTGGGTACCGTTCGCCGGCGCTCAACCGTGCCGTCGGTGGCAGCAAGAACAGCCACCACATGCAGGGTCGCGCCGCAGATCTCATCGTGCCGGGTCTGTCGCCGTTGGCGGTTTGCCAAACCGCGCAGCAAATGAAGCTGCCCTGCGTCCAGATCATTCACGAGTTCGGGCGCTGGGCGCACCTGGCAGTGGCCTTGCCGAACGAACGCCCCCAATTCCTGACCGCCAAGCTGGCCCAGGGCAAGACGGTCTATGAGCCGGGGTTGGTCCATGTCTGAACCTTGGCTCTCCACCCATATCGAGCGCTGGCCGACAGACAAGCTGGTGCCCTACGCCCGCAACGCACGCACCCACCCCGAGGAGCAGGTGGCGCAGATCGCCGCCTCCATCGTCGAGTTCGGTTTCACCAACCCGATCCTGGCCGGCTCGGATGGCGTGATCGTCGCCGGTCACGGTCGCCTGGCTGCTGCCCAGAAGCTGGGCCTGGACACGGTGCCCGTGGTCGTCCTCGATCACCTGACCCCGACGCAGCGCCGGGCTCTCATCATCGCGGACAACCGCATTGCGGAGAGCGCCGGCTGGGACGACGCCATGCTGCGCATCGAATTGCAGTCGTTGCAAGAGGATGGCTTCAACCTGGACATCACCGGCTTCGATGCAGATGCCCTGGCCGAGATCATGGCCGGCGAGGAGACCACGGTCGATGGCAACACGGACGAGGACGCGGTTCCAGAACTGAGCGAGACACCCATAAGCCGACCCGGTGACGTGTGGATCCTCGGCGAACACCGACTGGTTTGCGGTGATGCCACGCAGGCATCCAGCTACGGGCAGTTGCTCGCCGGGGAACGGGTGCAGATGATCTGGAGCGACTTGCCCTACAACGTCAACTATGCCAATAGCGCGAAAGACAAGCTGCGTGGAAAACACCGCCCGATTCTGAACGACAACCTGGGCGAAGGCTTTTACGACTTCGTCTTCGATGCGCTCTCGCTGATGCTGCCCCACTGCGATGGCGCGGTCTACATCGCGATGTCTTCCAGCGAACTTGACACGCTGCAGGCCGCATTTCGCGCCGCTGGTGGCAAGTGGTCGACGTTCATCATCTGGGCCAAGCACACCTTCACCCTGGGCAGAGCGGACTACCAACGCCAATACGAACCGATCCTGTATGGCTGGCCGGAGGGCGGCAGTCGGCATTGGTGTGGTGATCGCGATCAAGGGGATGTCTGGAATATCAAGAAGCCTGCCCGCAACGATCTGCATCCCACGATGAAGCCGGTCGAACTCATGGAACGTTCAATCCGCAATTCGAGTCGTCCGGGTGACGTGGTGCTGGACTGCTTCGGGGGTTCGGGCAGCACCTTGATCGCTGCAGAGAAGGCCGGGCGGCGCTGCTTCATGATGGAGTTGGACCCGAAGTACTGCGACGTCATTGTTCGCCGTTGGCAGGAATTCAGCGGTGGCAAGGCCATCTCCGAGGATGGCCAGCGCGTCTTCGACGAGGTGACGATTCAAGAGGCTCCGGCGTGATCAGGCAGCTCAGCTTTCTGGATGTGGCTGAGCCCGAAAAAGATGTCTGGAGCGCTGAACGTTCGGAGGTTCGGCACCACAGCCTGCGGGTCAGCGCCGAGATGGAGGTTGGCCGAGCGGGTGAGTATTTGGTGATGGCCGACTTGCTGCTCAATGGCTGGGTGGCGTATCCGACCTCACAAGGCGTTCCGTATGACATTGCGGTCGATATCGGCCAGCGGGTGATCCGTGTTCAGGTGAAATCCACCAAGATGCCCAAGACGCCCGACTCACTCAATCGCGGCTCGCCGCTGTATGTGTTTCATACCCGTCGAGCTGGCAAGGGCGGGCGACGGCGGTACGGTAACGATGACTTTGATGTGCTGGCATTGGTCGCCCTGGATCGCCGGCTGATTGCCTACTATGCCTTGGCGGATTCACGCAATGACTGCATTGCGATCCGAGTGCCAGGGGTTCGCTATGGCGAGGGCGGCGTGAAATGCCGCTACTTTGAGGATGCGAAATTCGAGTTCGCGCTGGACAGCGTTTTGCAACGCCAAGGGCAGGAGGCATTGTTCGCCTCCTGAGCCCATGTCAATGCTCGGTGCGTTTGAGGTCGCGGTAGAAATTCTCGTGCGGACCGACCATCAACAACTTCAGCGTGTTCTCATCCAGGACGCGGTAGGCGAGCAGGCACAGCAGGGTGCCCATGCGGAACTTATAGACCTGCACGCCGGCCAGATCACCGACCTTGATTTCACCGACGTCGGGCTGGCTGGCGACGGCTCGCACCGCTTCGTCAAGCGCGGCTTTTTGCTGCTTGTGCAGCTTTTTAACCGCGCGCTCGAAGGTCGGGGTGACAAGGATGCGCATCAGCCGAACTGGTATTCACCCACCGGTTCTTCCTGGTCAGCGATCAGGATGTCGCGGATGACGCTAAAGGGCAGGTCAGGATTTTCTGCGGCGATCTTGCCAATTTGAGACCAGTACTCGATCTGCTTGGGCACCGAACGGTGCTCGATGTTGCCGTAGTGCTTGGCGGTCTCCACCAAGGCTTCGGGCAGTTTGACGTTGACGGCCATATCAATCTCCTTTGAATGGATCCATGATAGCCCATAAAGGACCAAAAAGGAACCTCTGATTGTCTCAGTTGGCCATGGCCTCTTCGACGATTTCGCAGTGAATCACGAATCCGGTGAGGAAAGGCAGACCCTTGGGGATGCCGCATTGCTTGCTGGTCTGGCGACCTATGGTCCAGCCCATCCAGCGTTGGGTGGCAGCGTGGATCGCGTCGTGCAGGTTGGCGTCGGAGTGCAGTTCGTTCAGGACGTCGTCGGCAAAGTGGCGACCGTGGCGGCTGTCGAGGAAGGTGCGGACCGACTCAAGCGGCTGGTAGGTGGCGTCGGAGATCGCGGTCATCGCGATAGGCCATGCGGCTTCGGCCCGTTCATTCATCGATCCCCAAAAGCCCCAGGCTTCATTCTGTGTCGCGGGTATGTTTGTGGTGGTCATTGTTGGCTCCGTGTCTGTGTTGGCGATGACCCCATTGACGCGCTGTTCGATTGAGAAGCCAAGGCTTCGACCGAAGAAGATGCACAGCGTGGCGGCAGAGCCACTACCCCAAACGGGCGGCGTAGCGCGCATAGTCCCCGCCGGACGGGTCGACATACAGACAAGGGCGACCGGGGGCGTGGACTTCCACGCACAGGCGCCCCTGATCAACATACCCGCCCTTGCCGGCCAGCCAGTCGCGCGAGGCCAGCAAGTTGGCGGCGAAGACGTCGAACTCTTCGGGCGTCATGGTGCGGGTCTCGGTGACGTAGACCACGTAGTCGCCGCTGGCGCTCATGTCCGTCAAGTCCGCTGGCTTGCGTGCAAACGGCAGCCTGATGCCGAGTTGTTCGACCTGAATTTCCTGTCCCTCCCACTGCAGGGTCAGGGGCGTGCGTTCAATGGTGATGGACATGCTGGGCATGGTGATCCTTTCTGGTTTTTGAAGTGCTGTACTTGGGGTGCTTTGCGGTGGCCTGCAAGGCTTCCACCCCGGCCAGAGCCAGGGTGAGCACAGCGTTGTGGAACGCCGCCTCGGCCAAACAGGGCGCCAGCCGGGCGTCTTCGAGCAGGCTGTCGATAGCAGGTGCCACCTTGGCGCGCATCGCGGCACACACCGCCTCCTGGCGCGCCGGGCTGGCGGTTTTGATTTCGGGGCAGAGGCTGATCAGGGTGCGAAACGCCTGGTCGTCCAGGCGTTGCCCCAGTGCATCGATGCGTTGGAAGTTGGGCCGGGCGTTCATGCGACCTCCCCACCGGTGGAGGCGGGATCAATGCGGTACACCCGCTGGCCGCCTGCCTCTTTGCTGGAGTTGATGGTCAGTCCCAGGCGCTTCTTGAGGGTGCCCGCGAGGGTGCCGCGTACCGTGTGCTGTTGCCAGCCGGTGGCCTCCATGATCTGCGCGATCGTGGCGCCCTCAGGGCGCTGCAGCAGACCAATCACCAGCGCTTGCTTGCTGTCAGCCCGCGTGCGAACCGGTTTGTGCTGGCTGGGTGTCTGCCAACTGGCCTCGGCCTTGGTGACATCGGCTTCCAGCTCCGGATCGTCCAGCATGATGGTCGGTGGCAAGACTACCGGTCGGGGCAGGCCCAGGGCGTCGTAGCCCTCGGCAGCGACCACCCAGTCATCGCGGTCGGGCGTGATCAGGGCGCGTTTGAACAGGCCTTCGAGCACCTTGGCGCGGGCGCCGCCCTTGATGTGCTCGGGGAACCAGGCGATCTTGCCGGCGCTGTCCTGCACGGCGCGCTCCAGGATGGCCTGCTGATTGGGGTTGAGTGTGGTGGCCATGGCTGCCTCACGCTTGCAGGGCGGCGGCACTGCCGTTGGTGGGTTGCGTCTTCCGGTTGCGGTGCACCGGCTGCTTGGGGGCACCTCCGGCCGCCCGCAGGCCAGCGTCAAACGCGGCTTGCAAGGCGCTCTTCACGCCCCAGACGCTGACGTCGTGGAAATCCAGGCTGTCGCGGTGGCGGGTTTGCAGGGTTTCGATGAACAGGTGGTCCAGGGCAATCGATTCGAACAACAGTTCGATCTCATCGGGGGACAGTGCGGTGGGGGACGTTTTCTTGGCCATTGGGGGCTCCTTGGTGACGGGTTGCTTGTCAATCGACATCCGCATTCACGCGCTGTGCGCCACAGAAGCCAAGCTCTTTCTTATCCCGGGTGATTCACTCGCCTTTGCCTGAACCATACCTCCAGGAGGCCACCCACTTGCACTGAGTAGATCTTCACCATGGGACTGTCCATTCGCGCCTACGCGCGCCACCGAGGCGTGTCGCACGTGGCCGTCAAGAAGGCCATCGACACCGGGCGCATCACGCCTTTGCCGGATGGCACGATTGATCCGGTGGCGGCCGATGCTCAGTGGGCGGCCAACACCACACCGACCCGGAGGTCAGTAGCGGCCGAGCCTCAAGAGGCGCCGCAGCCTGCCGCAGCAGCAGCCCGCACGATTCCGCAAGCGTCCGCATCTGCCAGCACCCGTCTGCAGCGTGAGGTCGCTGAACCGCCGACGCCGTCGCTCTCCACCGGTGGCACCTCGCTGCTGCAGGCGCGCACCGTCAACGAGGTGGTCAAGGCGCAGACCAACAAGGTCCGCCTGGCCCGTCTCAAGGGCGAACTGGTCGACCGTTCGCAGGCGGTAGCGCACGTGTTCAAGCTGGCCCGTGCCGAGCGCGATGCCTGGCTCAACTGGCCGGCACGGATCTCGGCGCAGATGGCCGCTGGCCTGAACGTCGATCCCCATGTGCTGCACGTCGCCCTGGACGCCGCCGTGCGCCAACAGCTGCAAGACCTGGGCGATCTTCAGCCGAAGGTCGACTGATGGGTGGACTGATCATGGATGAGTCGTTTTATGAAGGCTGGGACGCGATCGAGCGCGCCTGGCGCGAGGGTCTGACGCCCGATCCGCTGCTCACGGTGTCCGAATGGGCCGACAAGCACCGGGTGCTTTCCAGCAAGGCGGCTTCCGAGCCGGGGCGCTGGCGCACCAGCCGCACGCCTTACCTGCGCGAGATCATGGATTGCTTGTCGCCCATGTCACCGATCGAGCGGGTGGTGTTCATGAAGGGCGCCCAGGTCGGCGGCACGGAACTGGGCTTGAACTGGGTCGGCTATGTGATCCACCATGCTCCCGGGCCCATGATGGCTGTCTGGCCTACGGTGGAGATGGCCAAGCGGGCCTCCAAGCAGCGTATCGACGCATTGATTGAAGAAAGCCCTGCCATTCAGGAACGGATCGCGCCTGCGCGCAGTCGTGACTCGGGCAACACCATTCTGGCCAAGGAGTTCCACGGCGGGGTTTTGGTGATGACCGGCGCCAACAGCGCGGTGGGCCTGCGCTCGATGCCGGTGCGCTACCTGTTCCTGGATGAGGTCGACGGCTACCCGCTGGACGTCGAGGGCGAAGGCGATGCGATTTCACTGGCTGAGGCCCGCACCCGCACATTTGCCCGACGCAAGATCCTGATTGTCTCGACGCCGACGATTGCTGAGGCCAGCGCCGTGGACCGAGAGTTCGAAGCCTCGGACCAGCGCCGATACTTCGTGCCGTGCCCGCACTGCGCACACCGTCAGTGGCTGCGCTTTGAGCAGTTGAGATGGGAGCGCGGACAGCCCGAGACGGCGGTCTACATCTGCGAAGGTTGTGGCGAGAGCATCGCCGAGCACCACAAGACCTGGATGCTGGAGAACGGCCAGTGGCAGGCCTGCGCGCCGGAGAATGCTGGGCGCACCGCCGGATTCCACCTCTCCAGCCTGTACAGCCCGGTGGGTTGGCGCAGCTGGATCGAGATCGCCCGGGCCTGGGAGTCGGCGGCCATGTCGGATTCCCGATCCGCCTCGGCGATCAAGACCTTCAAGAACACCGAACTCGGTGAGACCTGGGTCGAGGAAGGCGAAGCGCCCGATTGGCAGCGCCTGCTGGAGCGGCGCGAGGATTACCGTGTCGGCACCGTGGCCGCGGGTGGCTTGCTGCTCACCGCCGGTGCTGACGTTCAGAAGGACCGCATCGAAGTCTCGGTCTGGGCCTTCGGGCGGGGCAAGGCATCGTGGCTGGTCGAGCACCGGGTGCTGATGGGCGACACCGCGCGCACCGAGGTCTGGTCTGCCTTGGCCCAACTGATGGGCGAAACCTGGACCCACAGTAGCGGCTGTCAGCTGAGCCTGGCACGCATAGCCCTGGATACCGGCTACGCCACCCAGGAGGCCTATGCCTTTGTGCGCAGCGTGCGCGATGTCCGGCTCATGCCCATCAAGGGGATTGCCGGCGGCTCCGCACTGATTGGCACACCCACGGCGGTGGATGCGACTGCCAGTGGCAAGAAGCTGCGCCGGGGCATCAAGGTGTTCCCGGTGGCCGGCGGCATTGCCAAGCTGGAGTTCTACAACAACCTGCGCAAGAGCGCGGAGGTGGCGGACGACGGCGTGACGACCATCTACCCGGCGGGCTACGTGCACTTACCCAAGGTTGACGCCGAATACCTGCAGCAGCTCTGTGCCGAGCAGCTGATCACCCGGCGCGACCGCAACGGCTTTGCCCATCGCGAGTGGCAAAAGATGCGCGAGCGCAACGAGGCGCTGGACTGCTATGTCTATGCCCGGGCGGCGGCGGCCGCCGCAGGACTGGATCGTTTTGAGGACCGTCACTGGCTCGAATTGGAAAAACAACTCGGCGTTGGCCCTCCGCTCAACGCCCAACAAATCACAACACCCGAGGCCACCCAAGAGCAGAAGTTCGACGGTGGCCTCGGCACTTCTGGCAGCACAGCACCAGCTTCTCGCCGAGTGGTGCGCAGCCGATGGATGACCTGATGAGCACTTACACCCCTGAACATCTGCAGGCCTTGCGTGAGGCACTGGCCAGCGGCGAGCACCGCGTCACCTACGAGGGCAAGAGCATCGAATATCGCAGCGTGGCCGATCTCAAGGCAGCGATTGCCGAGGTCGAGGCCACCATGGCGCGTGAATCCGGCGCACCGAAGTCACGCCAGATCCGGATGACCACCAGCAAGGCGCTCTGATGGCCTGGCTCAAAACCATGTCCCGGATCAGCCGTCGCATGTTCGGCAGCGTGCCTGTCTATGACGGTGTCGGCGGTGGTCGCCGGGCCTTGGCCTGGATGCCGGGCAACCCAGGTGCTGTGGCCGCCTTGTCGTTGGCCCAGGACGAACTGCGTGCCAAGAGCCGGGATCTGGTGCGGCGCAATGCTTGGGCTGCTGCTGGGATTGAGGCCTTCGTGGCCAATGCCATCGGCACCGGCATCAAGCCGCAAAGCATGGTGCAGGACCAGGCCACCCGGGAAGCGATCCACAGCCTGTGGTGGGACTGGTGCGAGCAGGCCGATGCCGCAGGTCTGACCGACTTCTACGGTCTGCAGGCACTGGCCACCCGGGCGATGCTCGAGGGTGGCGAAGCCCTGATCCGACTGCGTTATCGACGTGTCGAGGATGGCTTGCCGGTAGCGCTGCAGATCCAGGTGCTGGAAGCTGAACACCTGCCGACCACCATGAACCGTGATCTGTCCGGTGGCAATGTGATCCGTGCCGGCATCGAGTTCGACCGACTTGGGCGCCGGGTGGCCTACCACCTGTACCGCTCGCACCCGAACGACGGTTTGTTGGCGCCGATGTCCAGCCAGGGTGGGATAGACACCGTGCGGGTGGACGCCAGTGAGGTGATCCATCTGTTCCGCCCCTTGCGTCCTGGCCAGATCCGAGGCGAACCATGGCTGACGCGGGCACTGGTCAAGCTCAATGAACTCGACCAGTACGACGACGCCGAACTGGTGCGCAAGAAGACGGCCGCCATGTTCGCAGGCTTCATCACCCGCATGGCCCCAGAAGACAACCTGATGGGTGAGTCGGCGGCCGATGCGAATGGCGTGGCACTGGCTGGTATGGAACCCGGCACGCTGCAGATCCTGGAGCCGGGTGAAGACATCAAGTTCTCGGCTCCAGCTGATGTTGGCAGTTTTTACGGTGAATTCATGCGCCAGCAGTTCCGGGCGGTAGCCGCTGCCATGGGCATTACCTACGAGATGCTCACCGGGGACCTGACGCAGGTGAACTACTCCTCCATTCGAGCGGGTCTCTTGGAATTCCGCCGCCGCTGCGAAGCCTTGCAGCACGGGGTGATCGTGCACCAGCTGTGCCGCCCGATCTGGCGCGCCTGGATGGATCAGGCAGTGCTGGAGGGTGCCATTGACTTGCCGGGCTACCGAAAAGACCGGCGCACCTACCAGGCCGCCAAGTGGATCCCGCAGGGCTGGAGCTGGGTCGACCCGCAAAAGGAATTCAACGCCATGAAGCTCGCCATCCGGGCGGGCCTCATGAGCCGATCCGAGGCCATCTCCGGCAATGGCTACGACGCCGAAGACGTGGACCGCGAGATTGCTGCGGACAACGCCCGGGCCGATGCACTGGGATTGGTCTTTGATTCCGATGCCCGGCATGACCAGGCGCCGACTGCTGTGCCGGCAGAGGCAAGCGACGAACAGAACAACGATCCAGAGACCGCTGAGTCTGGAGATGCTCCACCCAACAACCAGGACCCCCAACCATGACTTACCTTGCCTCCCGATTGTTCGGGACGCCCTTACTCATCCACCGACCCAAGCTGGACGTGATCTTGTCAGTCGTCGGCCAGCGCATCGGCATGGCCGATGTGCCTGCGATGCCCATGATGGACATGGCCGCGTTCCAACGGCCCCCGCTGGCCGCTGCGCCTGAGGGCATCGCGGTAATCCCCATCCACGGCTCGCTGGTCAAACGCTCGCTGGGTATGGAGGCCGCGTCAGGTCTGACCTCCTACGGCGACATTGCTGCCATGCTCGATGCCGCCCTGGCCGACCCGCAGGTCAGGGGCATCCTGCTGGACATCGACTCGCCCGGTGGCGAGGCCTCGGGCAGTTTCGAGTTGGCCCGCCGTGTGCGCGAAGTGGCCGCCCAGAAACCCGTCTGGGCGGTGGCCAATGATGCGGCGTACTCGGCCGCCTATGCCATCGCGGCCAGCGCTCAACGTTTGTTCGTGACGGAAACCGGCGGCGTCGGCTCCATCGGTGTGATTGCCCTGCATGTCGATCAGTCGGTCAAGGATGCCAAAGACGGCTACCACTACACCGCCATCACAGCCGGCGCCCACAAGAACGACTACTCACCGCACGAGCCGTTGTCGGATGCGGCCAAGACCGAACTGCAGGGTGAGGTCGATCGGCTCTACGCCATCTTCACCGAGCACGTGGCCGGCATGCGCGGGCTGGGTATGGAGACCGTGCGCGCCACCGAGGCAGGGTTGTTCTTCGGCAGCAACGCCGTGGCCCATGGTCTTGCCGATGGCGTCCAGACGCTGGACGCCACCCTCAGCCAACTCCACCAGTTCCTTAACGCCCGTCAAAACGCCCTTACCCATTCGCCGTCTCAGGTGCGGGGCGTCATCCGTGCTGAGACGGCACTCCCAAAGAAGGAAATGACCATGAACGAACACAAAGTGCTGGAGACTATCGGTGTCGATGAAGCAGCTGCGCTGGTGGCCGAAGCCCGCCGCGAAGTCACCCAAACTGCTCAGGCGATTGCCGAGCTGTGCCTGCTGGCCGGTTGCCCCGACCGCGCCGCCGAGTTCATCGCTGCCGGGAAATCCCAAGCCGATGTGCGTCGCGTGCTAATTGATGCTCATGCTGCGCAGTCCGACGCTGCCGACATCCGATCCACGATCACCGTGGATGCTGGCACTAAGTCGCTGGATCGCCCTGAGACCTCGCCCATCGTGGCTGCCGTCAAGAAACTCACCGCCCAAGCCTGAGAAAGGAATCCGCCATGCCCGCCATCACCGAACAGAACAACCTCGGCGACCTCTTGAAGTACGAAGCTCCCAACCGCTACTCGCGCGACGTCGCCACCATCGCCGCTGGCCAGAACCTGCCCCTGGGCACGGTGCTCGGTCGCAACACCAGCGATGGCAAGCACTACGCCATCGACCCCGCTGCCACCGACGGCACCGAATCCGCCATTGGTGTTCTGGCCAACGCCATTGATGCGACCAATGCCGACCGGTCGGACGCCATCCTGATCGCCCGGCACGCCATCGTCGCCAAGACTGCCCTGGTCTGGCCGATTGCGCTCACCGGTGCGCAGCGCGCCGCCTACGAGCAGCAACTGGCCGAGCGTGGCGTGCTCGTGCGTGAAAGTGCGTAAACAACGCGTCTGATTAGCCAGCCACCCATTTCCTTCATCCCTCCAAACCCGCCTGGCCGTCTGGCTTGCGCGGGTTTCGTCATTTTTGGAGCCCCACATGCAGAACCTCTTTGCCAACCCGGCCTTCAGCATGGCCAACCTCACGGCCGCCATCAACCTGGTGCCCAACCGCTATGGCCGTCTCGAAGACTTGAACCTGTTTCCGGCCAAGCCCACGCGCTTTCGGCAAATCATCATCGAAGAGCGCAACGGCGTGCTCAATCTGCTGCCCACCATGCCGCCGGGCTCGCCTGGCACTGTGGGCACGCGTGGCAAGCGCAAGGTTCGCTCCTTCGTCATCCCCCACATCCCGCACGACGATGTGGTGCTGCCCGAAGAAGTCCAGGGCATCCGTGCCTTTGGCTCGGAGACAGAGATCGAAACCCTGGCCGGTGTGCTGGCCCGACATCTGGAGACCATGCGCAACAAGCACGCCATCACGCTGGAGCACCTGCGCATGGGCGCCTTGAAGGGCGAGATCCTGGATGCCGATGGTTCGACCATCTACAACCTCTACGACGAGTTCGGCATCGACGCGACCACCCTATCGCTGGGTCTGGCGGATGCCAAGACCAATGTGCGCAACAAGTGCGTCAAGGTCCTTGGCGAAATGGAAAAAGCCCTGCAGGGCGAATTCATGACCGGCGTGCGCTGCCTGTGTTCCCCATCCTTCTTCGAGACCCTGACCAGCCACGCCAATGTGGTGGAGTCCTATTCCCGGTTCCAGGAAGGTGCCTGGCTGCGCGAAGACGTGCGCACCGGCTTCACCTACGGTGGTATTACCTTCGAGGAGTACCGGGGCCAGGCCAGCTCGGCCGACGGCACGGTGCGCAAGTTCATCGCGGACGGCGAAGCGCATTGCTTCCCCGTCGGTACGGTCGACACCTTTGGCACCTACTTCGCGCCAGCCGACTTCAACGAGACGGTCAATACCCTGGGACAGCCGGTCTACGCCAAGCAGGCACCGCGCCAGTTTGACCGGGGAACCGACCTGCACACCCAGAGCAACCCTCTGCCCATGTGCCACCGTCCGGGTGTGCTGATCAAGCTGACGGCTTGATTCATGCAAGCAGCCTTTGAGCGAGCAGTGGTGCGCCTGTTCGTCCGGTTGGGAGTGCCTGGCACCTACCGACTGGCCGATGGCCGAGAAATCACCACCCGGTTCATCGCCAAGCAGGGCGATGTCGTCGAGTCCTTCGGTGACACGCGCTTGGCGCTGGCCACCCACCGCTTTGATGTGATGGCCCGCGACGTGATGTCTCCCCGCGAGGGGGAACGCTTCACTGTTGCTAGTCAGAACTATCAGGTGGTGGGTGAGCCACTGTCCGATCGCGATCGCCTGATCTGGACCCTGACCGGAGCGCCGCTATGAGGCTGATGGCAGCTTTGTCCGGCGACTTGGACCAGATGCTGGCCGATGAAGTGCGCATTGCCGAGCAGGCGGTGACGCACTCCATCCGCGAAGCCACCGAAGGTCTCAAGACCGAGCTGCGCAACCAGATCACCGGCGCAGGCCTGGGCCAGCGCCTGGCCAACACCTGGCGCGGTGAGGTCTACCCCAAGGGCCAGATGAGCATCAAGGCGGCAGGCTTTGTCTACAGCCGAGCCCCCGAAGTGGTCGGCGCCCACGCCCAGGGCCCAACCATCCGTTCCAAAGACGGCTTCTGGCTGGCGATCCCGCTACCCGCTGCTGGCAAAGGCCCACGTGGCAAACGCATGACCCCCGGCCTTTGGGAAAGGCTGCGCGGCCAACGCCTGCGCTTCGTCTACCGCCGGGGCAAACCCTCTCTCCTCGTGGCCGAAAACCAGCGTGCCCGCCAGGGCCAGCGCGGTGGCTTCTCCGCTGCCTCGCAGAAGGCTCAAGCGACCGGTCGAGGCCTGGTCACGGTACCTATGTTCCTGCTGGTGCCGCAAGTCACCCTGAAGAAAAAATTCGACATCGACAGCGCTTCGCGCCGCTGGGTGAGCACCGTGGCCAACCGGATCGCAAGTCGCTTCGATGAAGCGGAACGCCGAGGAGTCAGCGCATGAGCCAACGACCCAGTCAACGTGAGAGCGCCATCGGCGCACTGTTCGCCGTGCTCGGTCAGCTATCCCTAGGCACCACCGTCAAACGCAACGCCACCTTGCCCGAACGGGTGTCGGACCACGCCATGGCCATCCTGCGTGACGGCGAGATGGGCGAGCCCGAGGTGTCGCTATCCCCCTTGACCTACCACTGGCAGCACGAGTTGGCCATCGAACTCTTCGTGGCCGACCCAGATGCCAGCGCGCGCGATGCCCGCATGGACAGCCTGCTGGTCGAGCTGGCAATCCTGATCGAGCTGGACCGGACGCTTGGTGGCGTCATCGAGTACGCCGAAATCGGCCCTCCCAAATTCGATGAATTGGCCCCCGATGGGACCAGTGGCATCAAGGCCTGTCTGCTGCCCGTGGTCTTGCATTACAGCAGCCCAGGACCTTTGCACTGACGCCGCTGAACTGATCCGTCTAAGTCCATTTCGACACCTATTTACATCCATTCTTGCAAGGAGTCATCATGGCCCGTGCCTACGGCGCGAACGCCAGCCTCTTGGCCGCGTTCGAAACCACCTACGGCAGCAACCCAGTGGGCGACTACTGGAAGCTGCCTTTCGTTTCCACCACCCTCGGCTCCGAACAGGGGCTGATTGCCAATGACTTGAT